TTTACGGAGTGGTTTAATGGCAACATCAACAGCGGAAGGCTCGCAAACAGCCGTAATAACAACAGAGCATACATTATCAACAGTAACAACAGCGGGGACGTATGTTTTAACCGTTGATTTGTCTAATCTGGCTGACGGTGATGAATTAGAATTAAGGGCCAAGGTAAAAGTTCGCTCCACTGGTACTACAAGACAAGCGTATATTGGTAATTATGCACATGCCCAAACCAATCTAGTAGCTATTAGCATCCCTGTTCCGACTGTTTCAGAGTGCGTATTTACACTTAAACAAACAGCAGGTACAGGCCGCGCGTTTGCTTGGGAAGTGGTTGGCATCTAATGTCTTTAAGGCATACGGCATTATATGTAGGCGCGGCCACTGGCGATGTAAGCGTAAGCGCAACAACTGACGCGCTCACGCTCACAGAGTATCAGGCAAGCATTAGTTTTGATGTAGGCATTAATGCAACAACCGACACACTAACATTAACAGAATATGCCTCCTCTATTTCTTTAGATGTCGATGTATCAGCAAGCGCTCACGCGCTATCTCTTACTAATTACCAAGCAGCGGTTTCACTAGATATAAATATACCTGCAACGGTTGACGCTTTAACGCTCACAACTTATCAGGCGACCATATCAACAACAGCCGATACAGAGATAAGCGCAGGCGTTGATAATCTAACGCTTACTGAATATCAGGCTAATGTATCTCTTGACGTAAACATCAATGCGTCTTTGGATGCGCTTACATTGACAAGTTATGGCGCTGATATAACTTTAGGGGTCAATGTTGCTGCAAATACAGACGCATTAACACTTACGGCTTATAGTGCTACAATAGAGCATGATATAAACGTGCTGGCGGCTGTTGATGCATTATCATTAACGACATATCAAGCCACTATCACAGGCGGCGCTCTTGTTATACCGACAGCAGAAGGGCTTGAATATACGTTGACAGCAAATAGATTAAACTATGATTTCAACGAGAATTTAACGCATTATGGATTCGATACAAATCGAGTTCATTATGATTTTGAAGATGAGGATTTATAATGGCTACAGGTGATGTAACAGTTTTTGACGAAGCGAAAGCAAAGATGATCGCGGGAGACTGGGCTACAACAGACGTTTTCTATCTTGCTATTTGTGATAACACAACAGTTCCAGCAGCATCGACAGCAACGCCTGTATTCGGTGATTTCACCGAAGTCGGGGCGGCTGGTAGTTACACGGCCAATGGTACGAGTCTGGGCGCGTTGTCCACGCTGGTATCAGAGGCGGCGGGAGTGATGACATTTGATAGTGGAACAAACCCGACATGGGCGCAAAACGCTTCTAATGATGTAGATGCTTACTGGGGGATTATTTATAATTTCACGGACGCTGGGAAAGATGCGTTGGCCTTTGTTGAATTAGGCGGGCCGGTTGATATGTCAGCAGTCGCTTTAACGGTAACATGGAATGCGTCTGGCATTTATACAATTACCTAATTGGTGAATCATGAGTAAAGCCCTACAGGCACAAGAAAAGACAGCCGGTGAAGAAAGGCTTATATCTGTTAGATTCAGTGAATTACTGGATGACGGCGAGCTATTAACCGGAACGCCATCTATCTTGGAGCTGGTAAGCTCGGATTTAACGATCACTAGCAAAGTAGTATCAACAGCTATTAAGACAATAAACGGCGTTTCTACACCCATAGGCGAGGCGACACAATGCTTGGTAACAGGCGGAGCAGCCGGAACGACTTATGATATACAAATCATTGCGGTAACAGATGCAACACCAGCTCAGACTTTGTACGGAAACATTAAATTAAAGGTAATCGCTAACACGGGATAACATGGTAAAAGTATATGATTTCATGGCATATAAAAAAGAGCGTGATTTAGTCGCTTTAGAGGCTGAATGCGCCGAATTAAAGAGCCAAAGAATTATCTATGTTAGTAATATTATTAATAATGACGACGGTTTAAACGCACAAATAGAGTTTGAACTAATACCAGATGACGAGATTTAACAAAGCACCACTTAGGGGGTGATCTAAATCTGTTTTACCGGAGCTTTACCCGACAAACAGGCAAAGGATTGCCGCTTAATAATTTAATAACTTTAGTCTGTGACTAAGGAGGCATAGCCGGTGGCTAAAGCAGGACAACCAACAAAGTATAATCAGAAAGTTCTAAAAACAGCTCAAGACTATGTAAAAAACTATGCGGATTATGAAGACATAGTGCCTAGCGTTGTAGGCTTGGCCGTGGCTTTAGACGTATCAAAGCAGACGCTTTATAATTGGGCAAACCTTCCAGAAAATGCACAATTCTTAGACACGTTAGAAAAAATTAGCTCAAATCAAGAGAGAAGATTGCTTAATGGTGGCCTATCAAAGTCCTTTGACGCGGGCATTACTAAGCTAATGTTATACAACCACGGATACACAGGGCAGCCAAAAGAGCCGGATGATGATGACGAAGCGCCACCGCTAACCATTAGTTTTGATGTGAAAGAGGCGAAGGCTGAAATAAAAGTGACGAATGCCAAGCCTTAACGCGCCTCAAGACATATTTATAAATAAGCTCAATACGAAATACAGGGCGTTTATCGGCGGGTTTGGTAGTTCTAAAACATTCAGCGGTTGTTTAGATTTAGTTATATTTGCAAGTAAGCACCCAAAGACAAGGCAAGGTTATTTCGCGCCCACCTATTCAGATATAAAAGATATATTCTTTCCTACCATTGAAGAGGCCGCGGCTTTGATGGGCTTTACTACTGATATAAAAGTCGGTAATAAAGAGGTGCATCTATACAGAGGCCGATTGTATTACGGCACTATTATTTGTCGTTCGATGGATAATCCAGCATCTATAGTAGGCTTTAAGGTAGCAAGAGCGTTAGTCGATGAAATAGATATTTTACCAAAGGACAAAGCAAATCTAGCATGGAATAAGATAGTCGCTCGACTCAGGCTTAAGATTGATGGTGTCGAAAACGGGATTAGTGTTACTACTACACCAGAAGGCTTTAAGTTTGTTTATTCTAAGTTTGCAGAAGACCCAACCGCTTCATATTCAATGGTGCAAGCATCGACTTATGAGAATGAAGAATATCTGCCAGATGATTATATTGATACCCTGATAGAGACTTACCCCAAAGAACTGATAAACGCTTATATCATGGGCGAGTTTGTCAATCTCACATCAGGCACGGTTTATAATTCCTATAACCGAATCACTCACAGATCAAAAGAAACGATACAAGAAAAAGAGCCACTACGCATAGGTATGGACTTTAATGTAACAAATATGTCAGCCGTTGTTTATGTAATGCGCGATAAAGTATGGCACGCAGTCGATGAATTGAAAGGCATTTATGATACACCTGCAATGGTTCAAACCATTAAGGAAAAATACAAAGAGCATAATATTAGAGTTTATCCTGATGCGTCTGGAAAGAGCAGGAAAACGGTTGACGCTTCCACTTCTGATATCGCTTTATTAGAGCAAGCCGGTTTTCTAGTTTATGCTAATAAATCAAATCCGCTGGTTAAAGATAGGGTAATAAGTACAAATCAGGCGTTTTCTAGCGGTTTACTGCTCATTAATGATACAATGTGTCCTGAGTATTCGCGTTGCATGGAACAGTTGGCCTACGACAAAAACGGGGAGCCGGATAAAAACTCTAATATAGATCACTTACCTGACGCGGGGACTTATCCGATAGCTTTTGAGCTTCCAATAGTTAAGCCGGTGGCTAACTTGAATGTAAAATTTGCGAGATAAAAAATGCCGGTAAATCATACGCATCCAGATTACAACAAATTCCTACCACGCTGGAAAATGACCAGAGATTGTGTCGAAGGTTCAGCAGAGGTTAAAAAAGGCTCGACAAGTTACTTGCCTAAGCCAAATCCAGATGACACAAGCACAGAAAACTCAGACAGATATAAAGATTATTTAGTTAGAGCTAGTTTCGTTGGTTTCACTTCAAGCACTCTGGACGGGATGGTTGGCATGGTTTTCAGAAAGCCGATGTCTGTTGAGTTGCAAACGCCTATCGAATATCTAGAAGATGACGCAACGGGTGGCGGTATCACACTTGACCAAATGACGCGCGGGATCATCGGTGAGGTATTGCTGACAGCTCGAAACGGATTGTTAGTTGATTTTCCAACAACGCCAGAAGGCCAAACAAAAGCACAAACAGATGGATTAAAAGCAAATATCCTATGCTATCAGGCAGAGAGTATTATCAACTGGCAAACGACTGTTATTAATGGCGCCAAGAAATTATCCTTAGTTGTATTGGCTGAAAAGAATGATGTTTTATCTGATGACGGTTTTAGTTATGAGAGCAAAGACCAATATCGGGTATTAAGATTAAAAGACGGCGTTTATATTCAAGAAATCTGGAATGATAAGAATGAAATGATTTCAGCCAATGAGCCGCGAAAATCTAACGGTTCAAAGTGGTCAGAAATTCCTTTTATTTTTGTTGGTGCGCGAAATAATGATGAGATCGTAGATAAAGCGCCTTTGTATGATATAGCTGATATTAATATTAGTCATTATCGAAATAGTGCGGACTTTGAAGAAAGTAGTTTTCAGGTTGGACAACCAACGCCAGTTATTTCGGGTCTAAGTCAATCATGGGTTGATGAGGTAATGAAAGACGGTGTTATTCTTGGCTCAAGACGCGCTATATTATTACCAGAGGGAGGCAGCGCTACATTGTTACAATCAGGCGAAAACTTAGCGCCAGAGCGCGGCATGGAAATGAAAGAGCAGCAAATGATAAAGATTGGCGCTCGTATCATTCAAGATTCAACCGGACAAGAAACAGCAGAGGCCGCAAAGATTCGTTTCGCTGGTCAGAATAGTAAATTAGGCGTTATTGTTGGAAATGTTGAATCGGCCTTGTTGCAGTGCTTTGAATGGGTTGGCATGTTCATGAAAGGCGAAGGCGAAAACCTTATTGATATCAATAAAGACTTTTACGAGCGCGTAATTGATCCTCAGATGGTTATCGCTTCAATTCAATTGCTGGATAGAGGTGTTATTGCTAAACCTGATCTACAGGACAATCTAAGAGCGGGCGGATTAATCAAACAAGACCGCAGTAATGAAGATATAGATAACGAGGCCGAAACTGCCGATATCATGGTATGAGCACTCAACAGTATTTAATCGACGCAAGCACCCGCCATCAGGTTTTTTTACAGCGATACGGCGGCAGCGAGTCTAAAAAAGCCCTTGCTTATCTGGATAGATTACGCCGGAATATAAACGCCAGAATATCTCAAGAGCCTACAATATTCCGTCTTAATCGGCTTAAAGCATTGCTTGATGATATTAATGCAATGACAGCCGCATTAATGAAAGATATGTCTTTAGCGATATCACGCGGCGCACAGGAATTAGCTATCAGTGAAGCCGCTTTTTCTGCCAAACTATACAACAAAGCATCAACAACCGATTTCATATTACCGCCTGACGCTGCCTTAATATCAGGCGTTGAAGCCGCACCGATGGCCGCGCCATTAGGTAAAAAAGCCATCACTATTGATGAGGCATTAAGCCAATTCTCACGCAATAAGGGCGCACAGATAGCACAAACCATAAGCGACAGTATTGTATTAGGTGATACAACGCCGGAAATCTCTAAAAAAGTACACGACATAATCAGCACGGTGCAGAGAAATCAGGTTGATGCTTTGGTTAGGACAATTACTAATCATTCCTCATCAGTAGCGCGTCAGATGGTCTATGACGATAACGCTGAACTATTAGAGGGCTATCAATGGGTATCAACTTTAGACGGCAGGACAACGCTTATTTGCGGTGGTCGTGATGGCAAAGTGTTTCAGAAAGGCGGTCCAATGCCGCCGGCTCACTGGAATTGCAGAAGCACCACTATTCCAAAGGTCAAAGATGCATTTAATATCGGCTCAAAGCTAAAAGGTACGCGGGCATCTAAGGGCGCTACAGGTGGAAAGCAGGTATCAGGTCGTTTAACTTATGGCGGCTGGCTTAAAAAACAGCCTGTCGAGTTTGTGGATGAGGCTTTAGGTGTTGAGCGTTCGCGCTTGTTCAGATCGGGCAAAATATCTATCGATAAATTCACCGACCCGACAGGGCGCGTTTATACGCTTGAACAGTTAGACTCGATGAATGTTTTTGCACTTCAAGAGAGCTAATGTGTATAAGTTGTGTATATGTTAATAACTTTGATATAATCAGTGCATATCCTGTGGATAACTAACGGTCTGTGACCAAAGAGAGAAAAAATGCCAAAATTTATGAATTTGCATAATGTGTTAATGGAAGAAGCTGGTGACGATGGCGCGAAAGGCGGCGGTTCAGGTGATGAGCCAACAGCAGCGGAATTGCAAGCTAAATTAACAGACTTACAATCTCAATTTGAGAAAGTAAACGCAAAGAAAGATGAATTATTGACAGAAACAAAGCAAGCGAAAGAGGCAAGGCGCTTGGCAGAAGAACAAGCCGAGCAGAAAGCCTTAGAAGCAGCAAAGAAAGCAGGCGACCATGAAAGCCTGTATAAGTCAGCAATGGAAAAATTGACGGCAGAGCAGGAAGCACACAAAACGCTATTAGGACAGATTTCATCTGAAAAACTGAGTAATTCAGCAATGAAAATCGCGGTTGACTTAGCAGATGGCGCAAACGCGGAATTATTAAGCGCCTTCATTGGTCAGCGGCTAAAGTATGATGATGGCGAAGTAAAGGTAACAGATGATAAGGGCAGTTTAACTATCTCATCATTTGACGATCTCAAGAAAGAATTTGCTAATGATCCGCGCTACGCGGCATTATTAAAAGGCAATCAATCCTCTGGTGGTGGTGCTACTGGTGGTAAAAACAGCGGCGGTGCTGCGAAAACTTTAACCCGTGCTGAATTTGATGCACTACCACAAAACAAGCGCCAGCCATTCTTTAAAGATGGCGGCACAATTACAGACTAAGAGGATTTTAAATCATGGCCACAGATACAATCACAGCTATTTTACCCGATATATACGAAGCGCTAGACTCGGTTTCACGCGAGCCAGTAGGCATGATCGGCGCAGTCACAATGTCGTCAAGCTCAGAGCGAGCGTCACTCAATCAAAATATCACTGTTGATATTGAGGGAGAGATTGCCGGTGTTACAGCGACGCCAGCGATGACCGCACCAGAGCCAGCGGCGCAGACTCCAACGGTTGCGAATATTACTATTTCTAATAGTAAGGCGTATCCATTCCAGTTAACCGGCGATACTCAGAAAGGCTATAATTCTGGTGTGGGCTGGGAGAATGGCTACGCGGGTCGTATTGCTCAGGCTTTGCGCGCTGCAACTAATGACGTTGAATCAACTTTGGCAGGTCTGCACACTAAATTTAGTCGCGCATACGGTACAGCGGGAACGACTCCTTTTGCTACTACGCTTGCAGATACCGCAAATCTGGGCAAAATCCTAACTGATAACGGCGCATCTGCACATGATCGTCATTTAGTTATGGATACAGCGGCAGGCGCTAACGTAAGGCTTTTAACTCAGCTTACCAAAGCAAATGAAGCGGGTAGTGATGCTACATTGCGTATGGGTTCGTTATTGAATATCCATAATTTTGACCTTGCAGAATCGGGGCAGATCGCTACGTCTACGGCGGGTACTGGTACTTCATACACCTCAGCGACTACTGGTTATGCTATCGGCACTACTGATATTCCTATAATTACCGGCTCAGGCACGGTCGTTGCTGGTGATGTTGTGACATTTGCTGGTGACACCAATAAGTATGTCGTTACTACTGGTGTAGCAGCTCCCGGCACTATCACTATCGCTGCTCCGGGCTTGCGTAAAGCGTTGGCGGCCTCTGCGGTTGCGATGACTATAGTTGCGGCATCAGCTCGTAATATGGCGTTTACTCGTTCAGCTATCGTTTTAGCGGCTCGACCCGTTGCCACTCCAAGTGACGGCGACGCTGCAACTGATCGTCAGATGATCGTTGATCCTGTTAGCGGCCTACCGTTTGAGATTGCACTCTATAAAGGTTATAAAATGAATCGTTATGAGATCAATCTGGCATGGGGCGCGGAAGTAATTAAGCCAGAGCATACAGCTCTTAACTTAGGTTAAGGCTTAATTGTTTGATAATCGGGAGGGCTTCTGCTCTCCCTTTTTGGAGTTTAGAAAATGTCAGAAACATGCGAAACAGTAAGAGTGGTATGCAAAAACGAACAAGGCTTTAAGATTATTAATAAATCTGATTTAACTGATAAAGATCAGGTTTACCAAGAAAAAACCGTAAAACCGGCAAAATCAAAAAGCTCTAAATAATGGCTACTATCACAGTAGAAACCGGCACAGGATCAGCAAGTTCAAACAGCTATATATCTGAGGCTGATTTTACAACTTACGCCACAGACAGAGGTATTACCCTAACAGGTGACACTGATGTTTTATTGATTCAAGCAATGGATTATATCGAGGCGCAATCATTCAAGGGCAACAAATACACAGACGCTCAGGCATTGCAGTGGCCTCGATCCAGTGTTTATATCGACGGCTATGTTATCGACGTTGATGAGATACCAACGCTTTTAAAAGATGCTTTATGTGAAGTCGCTATCGGTGTTGATGCTGGTAACAATCCATTATTAACAGAAGACCGCGCCACGAAAAAAGAGAAAGTTGGTGATATTGAAGTTGAATACATGGACGGCGCAAGAAATTCTACTTATTTAAAAGCGGCTGAATCAAAGCTAAGCAAATTACTTAAAGCAGGTTCGGGCGGTATTAGTGCGAGAGTTATTCGTGGGTAGTTTCTATGAAAATCTGCAAAAGGTGGCCACAAAGTTATTAACGTCGAAAGGCGCAAAGATTACCTTTACCAGACAAGTAGAAACAGGCTTTACACCTGCAACCGGCGCAAAGACTTATTCGAGCTTTTCATATACTGGATACGGTGCAAAGTTTGGCTATCAATTATCTGAGATAGATGGTGAGATTGTTAAGCGCGGTGATGCTCGATTGTTATTAGAGAAAACAACGGTTGCACCAAAGATCGGCGATAGCGCAAAACTTGGCACGGTTAATTACCGTATAATGGATATTGAGACAACAGAGCCAGCCGGTGAAGTTGTAATGTATACATGCAGGTTAAGAAAATGAGCTTTAGTGGTGACATTAAGAAATTTACTGATAAAACAGAGCGAGCAGCTTTGTTTGTGTTTCGTGGCACGTCGTTAGATATATTTTCTAAGATTATATTACGGACTCCTGTTGATACGGGGCGTTTGCGTTTGAATTGGCAAGCAAATCTCAATATCCCAAAGCAAGGCGAGCTAGGCGGCTCTGATAAATCAGGCGGGAAAGCAATAGGTGAAGCAAGCGCCACAGCATCAAAGGCTCGAATAACAGACAGTATTTATTTAATGAATAATTTGCCTTACGCAGAAGTTATTGAAAACGGTAGCAGCGACCAAGCCCCCCAAGGCATGGTTAAGGTAACAGTAACGGAATTTCAGCGCATAGTTAATCAGAAAGCAAGGCAGGCTAAAAAATGAGCGTCTTTACTGATATATCTATTGCGTTAGATACACGGCTAGGCACAATGTCTGGATTGCCCGATGTTGCATGGCCAAACCGTACTTATACGCCTGTAATCGGCACAACGTATTTGCGGCCGACATTATTACCGGCTGACAGTATCGCCGCAACAGTTGGAACAAGTGGCACGGATGAGAACATCGGCGTTTATCAAGTATCTGTTTTTACAGAAGCGGGTAACGGTAAGAGCGCCGGAATGGTTATGTCTGATTTAATTGCTAGCCATCTTAAAAGAGATACAGAATTAACGTATAATAGCCGAACGGTAAGAATTAAAAACGTGAGTCAATCACCAGCAAGCACATCAGGCGGCTGGTTTCAGATTCCGGTTAATATTGAATATTATGCTTTTACAGCTAAGAGGTAAGCATGAGAAAACAAATTAAATTATACCCGCCTAATGGTGGCGATTTTATTATTCCGCAAGCTTCTGACGTTGATCGTTTAAAGGCTCGCGGATACAAAGAAAAACCGGATAGCTCTGTGAGTGATTCCAAAACCAGCAAACCAGCAAAGAGGGCTGAATAATGGCGACTACAGCAGGCAATGACGGAACAGTTGAAGTGGGTTCTAGTGAAGTAGCAGAAGTCCTATCATGGACTTTAACCGAGGGGATTAATATCATCGATGACACGGTTGTTGGTGATACTGATGACACGCATTTGACAGGAACAAAAAATTGGTCTGGTACTATCGAGTGCTATTGGGATGATACCGACACAAACGGCCAAGTGGCGTTGGCAAATGGCGCATCTGTTACGCTGAATCTGTTGCCGGAAGGTGCAACAACAGGTGACTATCAGAAGTCAGGCACGGCGACTGTCTCAGGACTCTCAACAGGTCTATCGAATAACGGTGTTAATACCGCATCGTTTACCTTTACGGGTAACGGCGCATTAACTATCGGCACACATACCTAATGGATATAGACAGCCTATTTACAGCGGATATACATGATGAGGGGGCAGAAATGCAGGTCTATGACCAGTTTAATAACCCCACAGAAATGTATATTCGGCTAGCCGGACAAGATTCTGAAATATGGCAGAAAGCCTCAAGGGAAAGAAGCAAGCGAGCATTGAAACAGTTAGTCTCAAAAGAGATTGTATCGGATGATGATACTGAAATTGATGAAATGGTTAACGCTTCTTTGGGATGGCGTGGCTTTGAGCAAGATAATAAGGAAATGGTTTTTAGTAAAGGCGCTATAAAGCAGTTATATGCTAAAGCCCCTTATATAAAAGATCAGGCGATTTTATTTGTTAATAACAGAGCAAATTTTATCAAGAGCTAACTGAGCAATTCAAGGAGTATGCGGCATGGATGATCAAAGCGCATACAAGACCAAAAGGATTTAAAAAAAGCCGGTTAGCTATATTTACAGAGATTGCCAAACGGAAGAACCGACCGAATAAGTTTTTAGAAGATAGGCCGGATTGCCCTTTTGAGATGCTATATTTATGGAGCTTGTATAATGCTCTATTGAAAGGGAGTGATAATATTCTCTGGTCTGATATACGGGCTTATGAAGATGTTAGTGGCGTAAAGCTAACGCCTTTCGAGGCTAATTTAATGATAGATATTGATTTGATAAGGCGTAATCAAAGTGACTGATATAGCAACGCTTGGCATAAAGATAAAAACCGATAATGTCAAAACAGCGACTAAAGAACTTGGCCGCTTAGATAAGCGTGCGGAAAAAGTCGAAAAGTCAGTCTTAAAGGTTAATCGGTCTTTTGGTGGATTAAAAACAATATTAGGCGCGGCTGGCTTAGGCTTTGCTATGAAGACTATTATTGATTCCACTATCAAGCAGGAAAAAGCCATTGCTCAATTAGACGCTGCCATTAAATCAACAGCCGGTTCAGCAGGGTTTACATCCAAAGAGCTGCAAAAAATGGCGGCATCTTTTCAGAATGTCACCAACTTTGGTGATGAATCTATTATTAGTATGCAGTCAGTTTTACTGACCTTTACCAAGTTGCAAGGCGATATATTGCCTCGCACTACAGAGGCGGTTCTTAATCTATCCGAAAGGATGGGGCAAGATTTACAGTCCTCTGCTGTTATGCTTGGTAAGGCGTTAAATGATCCTATTGCAAATCTAAGCGCATTAAGCCGGTCTGGTATTCAGTTTTCTACCGCACAAAAAGACATGATTAAGCGCATGGTTGAAACTGGAAACATTGCTATGGCTCAAGGCGTTATTCTGGATGAATTAGAAACTCAATTTGGCGGCGCGGCTACTGCTGCAAGAGATACATTTGCAGGAGCATTAAAGAGCCTTGGCAATGCTTTCGGTGATTTGCTGGAAGGTCAGGGCGGCATGGAAGATGCTCAAGACGCTATCGAGGAATTAATAAAAACCATTCAAGACCCAGCCGTTGTATCTGCTTTTTCTTCCCTGACCAGTAGCGTAATAGGTATGACCACATCGCTCGCAAATGGCATCACTTATATGGTTAAGTTCGGCGAGAGCTTAGGTTATATGGCGGCAAAAATGGCAGGGGCTTTTGATGGTGTCTCTGAATTAAAGACAGAGCTAAAAGGGCTTGAAAATAATTTACAATCTTTAAAAGATACTCAGGCCGGTCTTTTTGGTTCGTTTATTGTCAGCGATGAAGAAATAGAGAAAGCCGAGGGAAAAATAAAACGACTTAGAGAAAAAATAGCAGGCTTAATGAAAGCTGACATATCGAATATCACTAGCACGCCATCGGCTCAAGCTGCCGCGCCTTATAATGTTGTTTCAGAGCCAGAGATATCAGCAAGAGAAGACCCTTGGTATTTAAGACGTTTAGAGTTAAATGGATTATTTGCAGAAGCGGATAGAGCAAGAACAGAAACAGAAAAAGAAGAAGCTGAAAAACGCGCATCTAATGAAATAGCAGTGAATCAAATGATTCTGTCATCGGCTGAAACATTGCATGGTGCGTTATCTGCATTAATCGCGGCTACTGGTAAGGATAGTAAAGGCATACAGCTTGCTATGCTTGCTTTTGAAAAGTCGCTGGCTATTACGCGGACTATCATAAACACAGAGGCGGCGGCTATCGCCTCATTAGTTCCAGACCCTACCGGCATAACGGCGGCGCGTATAAAAGTCATGGGCGGCATTGCTACAGGAATTATAGGGGCAACGGGTGTTATTCAGGCTGGAACTATCTCAGGTCAAGCGCATGACGGCATGGATAACGTGCCAAGTACAGGATCATATATCCTTGAGAAAGGCGAGATGGTACTTGATAAAGGAACATCAGAACAGGTCAGAAACAACACTGTTAATAATGGCGGTTTCACTGTTAATTTCAGCTTTTTAGATGGTGATGGCGCTCAGGAGTTTTGGGATAGAAACGGCGATAAAGTGTATAATACGGTAACTGGACGAATGTATGAAAACGGGCAGAGCTTCGCATAATGGCTGATTATCCAACGTCAGACGCTAAATCATTAGGTTTAGAGTCGAATATCAAAGAAGGCCAATACACTTCTGAATCGGGTGTTATGCAGGCTCGGCGATATGGCGCACAGCGTTTTTCTGTCACCATGCAGCACCCGCCATTAACGAAAGCTGAAATGATGCCTGTAGATGCGTTTATTAAATCGCTACGAGGTCGGGCTAATAGTTGTGAATTAATTTTGCCTGACAAAGCCGATCCATTAGGCGCGATTGATGGAAGTAGTACGCCTGTTTTAAATAGCGAAAGAGCAAGAGGTAGTAGCTCGATTGCTGTTGATGGTTTGGTTGCCAGCGTTACGGGTATTTTTTACGCAGGCGATATGATTAATTTCGGCAATCATTCTAAAGCCTATAAAATAGTTTCAACGGTTGATTCGGAAGCACACGACGCAATAGCGAAAGCTGATAGCACGGGCGTTTTATTAAAAGCTGACGGCAGCGGTGATTCGTTGTTAATGACTCGCGCAAATCAGGCGATATTAACGATTTTTCCGCCATTGGTTGAAGATGTTGCAGACGGTCAAAGCGTTGTTTATGGCGCAAGCTTTAGACTCACGGTAAAAATGAAAGGTGATCAACAAAATTATATGGTTGAACCACCTAATATTTATTCTAAACAAGTGAACTTTTTGGAGTATGTTGCATAATGGCTGATGCAAAAGTAAGCGACGGTACACAATTAACAAACATGCCATTAACCGGCAAGATATATGTTGACGATTCAGGTGTTGATAAATATGTTAATTTTGATGACCTGACAGAAACCGGCACATTTACACCAAGGATAGGCGATGGAACAAATAATTATACTACGACCATTTCAGATGGGTATTATACAAGAGTAGGAAAGCAGGTTACTGTCTACCTGCGACTTGATTGGACAAGTATCGGCTCTGCCGCTAGTACGGCGTTATATATCGACGACTTACCTTATGTGTCACATAATTCAGCAACCTATAGAGCAGCGGCCTCATTTTCTTATATTGCGGGTGTAGATAATGGCGGCGGAAATCAAATATTAGGACATTTGAATTACAATGCAGACAGAATAAATTTTTATTATGTCAATGATAATGCGGCAGCTACAGCTATATTGGCGGACACATCTAGCGCAACAGGAAACATTCAGCTAACGATAAGCTATCAAGTTGCATAATGGCTGCCTTACCCTATCAATCTTTTGCAAAATACACTTTAACGGATAACCAGCCGACGTTATTTAGTGACAGCGATTCTGGTAAAACTTCTGATCGTCATGTAAACGGTCATTTATCATCGTTTAATATTTCTTATCCGAAATTATTAAATACGCAATTTGCAGAGCTTGACGGCTTTTTGACTGATGCATCGACTTATAAAAGCTTCACTATCACGTTACCAGATAGAGAGCCTTTAGGGGTTGCGACTGGTACGCCGTTAGTTAATGGTGCGTTAGCAAAGGGCGTAAGCTCGATTGTTACTGATGGCTGGACAATTTCGCAGACCGGAATAATGAAAGCAAATGATTTGATTTTATTTGCCGGACATACGCACGTTTATACCGTTGTGAGTGACGCTAATTCTGACGGTTCAGGTAATGCGACATTAAGTATCGAGCCACCACTAAAGCAAGCGATTGCAAACAATGAAGCGATCACGGTCACAAGCGTTCCGTTTACACTTCGCTGCACTAAGCCCCATCAATCAATGGTTACGCCGCCTTATATCTATGATTTTAATTTTAACGCTGTCGAGGTTGCATGAGTAATAGAGGCTATTCAACAGCGGGCATTGCAGCCTTAAATTCAAATCCAGAATTTTACCAGCTGGTAAAGTTAGATTTTGATACGCCCTTATATTTAACAACCTGCCCTTATGATCTTGAGTATGACGGTCAGACTTGGTTAAGCTCTGCGATTGTTTCAGAGCTGCCAACGATTAAAGAATCATTAGCCATGAGGCCTAACAATATCTCTATTGTTATGGATGGCGCGGCACTGGTTAATCAGGCTTTAACTTTTGAAAATTACAACAATGCAGAAGTTTTAATCTATCGCTATTTAGTAGCAACAGCGGAAACCGTACAAGAATATAAGGGATTTATTCAAACCTATAAAAAGTCAGAAAATAAACAAGCTGGTAAATCAACTATCACTTGGTCGGTCGCCGGTCATTGGTTTGATTGGGATAGGCGCTACGGTCGGATTATTAACGATCAAGAACAACAAAGCCTGCACACTGGCGACAGATTCTTTGAATATTTCCATTTAACTGATGAGTCTATTAATGATTGGGCCGAGGCTGATCCAGATTTTGGCGGCTTTCTTGGCAATCTGATATCCAATGTTGCTGAACATGCTGGCGAGATTGTTGTTGATGTAATAGACGCGGCAGATCAATTTCTCGGTCATTTTGGGTTAGGTAGTGGCGATGACGGCGACCACGTTACAATGACGAGAACAAATGTTGATGAGCATGTTGGTAACGCGATTGATCCTAAATCGAAAATTAAACGATTGCCAGTGGCTTATGGAGAATGCAGAGCCAAAGGTGTGCCAATTTTCAGAAGCCTTGACCCTGCTAACAAAGAGTTTTTATATGTCGTTAGCGCGGTCTCAGAAGGCACAATAGACGGCTTAACAGGTAACAAAGTCGAGTTTAAAAATAGCGAGCCTTATAACTCAACGCGGCTGACTTCTTATTGCACATTGGTTGCAGAATATGACGGCTCACAAACCACGGCCGATAGTACGCTGATTAGTGTGTTTGGTTCATCCGGTACAGGCACAGGCTATTTAACAAGCGCGGCACACTCAGAAGATGATACCGTTATTTCTGTTGATACTGGAACGGGTACTGTCTTAGTCGGTGATATTGTCTATTTCGGCACTGATACGACAAGGATGTATTCTGTATCGGTAGCGTTAAGCGGTGGCTCATTTACTATTGCTGGCGGTTTAAGTGCAGATGTTGCCAATAATGCCACTGTTACGGTTCGGTCTATCTGGTCGGCTGATCATGTTGGAAACGGTGTTGCTTATGTCGTGATGAAGTATAAAAAATCGGCTGTATGGCAGGGTGAGCCTAAGCCTGCCTTTGTTTTAAAGGGAAGGCATATTTATGACCCGCGTGATGGCACGACAGCTTATAGCGCAAATCCTGCTTTAATTACTTATGATCTTTTAGTAAATACCTTATATGGTAAATCTGTACCAACAGCAGAGATTGATTCGGCTAGTTTTATTAGTGCGGCAGACTTGGCAGAAACGACAAATAATGATCACGGCGGTGAAGATGGTGGTGGTGTTACGGCGATTGATTTATTCTCGTTTGATGGCTCATTGATCACCAACAACCCACTAAAAGCCAATATCGAAAAAGTTTTATTTAACTGTCGCGGACACATAACGCACGTTGCCGGTCAATATAAAATCATTTGTGAGCAGACAAGCGAAACCTCTGTTTATTCTTTTGATGAAGACAATATACAAGGTGATTTTGAAGTAATACCAACACCAGCAACCGCACAATATAATCATGTTTTATATGAAATCATCGCGCCCGATTTTGATTACCGTCCGTGGGTTGAGCAGCAAAAATCCGCTACTTATTTAGCCAATGACAATAACAAGCCATCGGTTAAAATATTTAAGAATATTTACGAGCGCAACCGTTATCGGGCAAAGAATCGCGCCGCTACGATTATGAAGAAATCCCGCGAGGGAATACGTGTAAAACTGACAGCCTCTAATGCCGATGCAATGAGCATCGAATGCGGTCAGATTGTTGATCTGACCCGCGATTCAGAAGGCTTTAATAATAAGCTGTTTCGCGTTACTTCAATGACCATCGCCAAAGATGCAACGTGCAGTTTCAATCTATCTGAATATGAAAGCACTGTTTATGATTGGGCTGTGAGCGTTGAGGATACGCCGCCTATTGATACCGATTTGCCTGATCCGAGCTATATTAAGCCGCCTACAGGGTTACTCGCTGTTTCAGGTTCAGCTAATCAGGTCACAACAGATGACGGCGCGGCAGAGAATCGAATTAAGGTAAGCTGGACTGCGCCTGCTGATGAATACGTTGAAGGCTACGAGGTTCAATATCGTGCTGTTGGTGACACAACATGGATTCAGCTACCGACACAAACCAGCATAGACGATGTTACTTTATTCATTCCGAAAGTTGATGAAGATCAAGACTACGAGGTTCGTGTAAGGTCATATAATGCTCAAGGAACTGTATCAGCTTGGGTAGCATTAGGTGCGGCGCATACGGTTACAGGCACGGTAGCTGTTGGTCGTTTAGCTCAGATTCGCGGGGCCGATGCTTATGAGAATGATTCTATTTATTGGCATACGTTTTTTGAATCTCTCGATGGGTTTGATAATACAGGAGGGACGATCAGTTCATCTGGTGTTACATTAGCCCAAACAACAAGCATAGTTCAGGTAATCAAAAACACAAACCGAGCAGTAATAGATGGATCGTGGGCTAAAAATAGACGATTTAAAACAAAGATAAATTTATCGGTTATGAATAATTCAACAGCGGACATAATGGTATTCACAGGCCAGCCAGACGCTGGAACAACAGCGCAGGGGTTCGGGTTTAAATTTTCATGGAATAGCGGAACATCATCTATCGATATATATGGATCATCTATAAATACATCATCTGAGACAAAAACATTGGCTAAATCCATAGTCGCAACAAGCGCAGAGATTATGCTGGAAGCTGTCTTCATATCTGGAACGGATATAGAGTTTTACATTGATGACGTTAGTGAATTAACCATAACAACAAATTTACCGTCTTCTGCAACATCGCACGATGTAGAAAAAGCATTATGGATTAAAACAACCAATCAGGCCACTAGTGGTGGGATTTTGAATATTGGTGAATATAAGTTTTTGCAAGAACAATAATCAAAAACTAACAATATATTGAACATTAACAACATCAGTTGAAGAGCTTGCAAGCTTACCAAAAGGATAAGAGCTGGAAACCCTGATGTTTTTGTATTTATATGATGTTAAAGGGATTATTTTTGTTTCTTCATATCCAGTGGCAACGCCCACCGAATTAGATAAATATATGTTATGATCATATTTCGCATAAGCCATCAGAGACACGTTATCAATAGAGTTTTTATAAACCATGCCGCCAATGTATCTTGCCTCATAACCAACACCATAAGTATTATTATTAACGTATTTGGTCTTGTCATATTGCGCGTGATAGCTATTACCCATCAACACCAATGAATCAGCATTAACAACGCCACTCACCATAAAAGCAATTACTAATATTAATATTCTCATAATTATCTCCCTGTTTATTAAACTATAGCCTAGATGCTGGTTTATGTTTGTAAGGATTTTCTTAAATCTCTGTAGTATTTCGTTATCTCTTGAAGGTCATCAATAGTCCATTTTTGCGGCTCATGATGACCTTCAAGCCAAATCATTTCTTTTTCAGATATTCGAGTTATCAGATTCCTTCTATACTCGACGATATTACCTGATAGATTTCGGTTGCATTTTACGCATTGGCGGAAGCAGTTAATTTCCGTAAATCTTAGCTCAGGAGCGCTGCCAATACTGCGATAGTGACCAGCATCCCATCGGCTACCAGTAATCAGATTATAATCGTTTGTAAAACAGCCACAGCTTACGCAGGGCAGGTTTTTATCTCTTTCACGTATGAATGCATTAAAAGCCTTTTGGGCCTCTTTAATCCAATCTGAGCGCGTTTTGTTCTTAGCTCGATATTCTATTAATTCTTTCTTATTTTGCTTCTTTTGTAACACCTTGCCATGACTCACACAGCATTCTACTTTTGTGCAGGTCTGCTGCATGGAATTGAAGGGGGTGAATTGGTCGCCGCAATGCTTACACTTCTTCTTCCTTGCTGGCTTAAGGGCTGTTTGTTTCACGCATACCTCAATACATCTTCAACCACTTTTTCTAAATCATCGCGCGTGTAGTTTTTAAATATCCGCTTAAGAATGACATTTATCACGCTACTGTAAAGCTTCTCAAAGTCAGGATCGGACATGCTGCCAAAGCTGATTGATTTTGATTTGTAGCGCACTTCTCCATTGAGGTTATAGGTAGGCTCACCATAACCGGCTAGTATCTGGATATCTTCTCTGAATCGATCAAAGTTTTTTTCTACCTTTTCGCCTTTGTACTCAACATCAATTTCAAAGCAGTCATAAGCGTAATTAAGTAGGCTAAAATATTTCTTATGAAACTCATAGTTTCTAGGCTTCTTAAAATCACCTCTAAGGACAGTGCCATTCTTTACCTGAAACAGATAAGCGGCTGACTCCTGATCGTCAGGAATCATGTAGTTGTCAATTTTTTTTAAATATAATTCCATAATGTTCCACGTGGATCATAATTTAAAATCATAAATATCAGGGCTATATTCTTCCATATAAATATTAAGTCCGTTGTCTGTTGAGAATGTGTGACCAACAACTCTATATTGTTTTTCATCGTTGTCAAAAGTTATGGTGTCACCTGTTTTTAAATCAGACTCGAAAACATGCTTTAAATTATCTTTATCGTTGATAAATTCAGCGAATGATTGCTTTTTTTTAGGCTCGATGTTCGCCAGTGCCGGAATAGCAGCAACAACTGGTACAGCGCCTAATAGTTTTAAAAAATCACGTCTTTTCATTTTTCAATACCTCGATTTCTCTTTTCATATCATCTATGATTTCGCATAGCCCGATAATTACAACGCTATTGCCATTGGTTAATGATGATTCTATTTCAGAGCCACGACTTTCGGCATCTTTTAATATCTCTTTATACCGGCCTTCTGGCATATCAACTACTTTTTTACCTGACATTATCCACCTCGTTTGATCAAATTACGCAAGCCCCAAATCCTTTCCGCCCAGTCACGGCCGTATATGCTTGCTCTATGCTTAAAATCCGCCATCATCAAGCCTGATTCATCCCTATACAGCTTCATAGCATATTGGTGGCTGTGAAAGGCTCGCTGTTTTTGCATTCTTTGGTCTGTGGTCATTTGTAAATATC